CTTCAAATTGGAAATTATCAACGGCGGTGATCCGGTCATCCTGAAGCAAGGCTTCTTTGATACTGCGTTCAATTTCAGGAATACAGTAATCAACCGGCTTGCCAATCAGCCGCTTTTTCTCAAAACCATAGTTCCAAGAATAAATCAACCATTCATACCGTTCCACATTCAGGATCAGAAAAACCGCTTGTTCAACGGCTCTCACTTGGTCAATAGTGCCGGTAATGGTCTTGGTGTCATGGTTCATTTTGAATGTGCGGCTTGGAAGCACAGAAAAAGTGAAGTCCTGCCGCAAATCGTCTTGGACTTGTGGAATCATAGCCATTCCCCCTGCAAGGCCGGGTTCGGTTTAATCCGATCCAGCACCACAAATTTTTTGCCTTTCTGAATCCGGGCCAAAACCACCCAATCCCCCACCACAAGGGCGTTGTGAACCTTGAACTTCTTCCGCCCCTGAATGGGGTGGTTGTGGTCAATATCTTCAGCGGTGCCGCCCCCGGTGTAGGTGTCTGTTACCGGGTGGCCGTGGGTGATCACAACAGTTTGGTGGGAAACCGTCATATCAACTTCATAATCAGTCACATTGCGGGTCAGCACCAACATTTTTTCAGTATAAATTGCTTTCTGATCCACTTGGATTTTCAGCGGGGAAGCAGAAATTACCGTTCCGAACAGAAGGTTGACCGGCTTCCCGGCTTCCACCGCTTCCACAGCGGCCTTCTTCACCAGTTCCACTGCATTTGTCGGTTTAGGCAATGAATTCACCCCCGATCAAGGTCAAATCCATGAAATGTTCATCTCCCTTGAAATTGTGGGTGACTTTTTCAACCATCAAATAGTTGTTGGTGATAATATCGCCCAAATCCAAGGAAACCACCACAGCGGAACCGGCCCGAACCCGAACATCACCAAAGGCATTTTTCACCGTCAGTTTCCGGGTTTTCTGATCGTACAGTTTCAGAAGGGCGTTGGCTTTTGCGGCGGCTCCCGTGGCGGTCTGAAGTTCTTCATAATACTGAAGAACTCCCCAAGTGTTCATTTTTTCGCCGTCTTGGGCCACATACAATTCCCGCTTGCCGGTTTGCTCATTGTTATAGGCCAGCTTGATTTTATTGTAGGTCTGATCATCAATGCTGGAAGAATAATCAAAGGTTTCACCGGTTTCTGAATCAATCAGAAGGTTCAGTTTCATGGAATTGATATTCTTCAGGGTCAGCGCCCCGGCTTCATCGTACAAACAGTACAGTTGGCCGGTATTCAAAAGGGTTTCATCAAGGGCATTTTGGATCATGTCAAACAAGGTGCTGTTTTCTTCCACGATGGTTTCAATGGTGTACCCTGTATCTTCCACGCTCCCAAGGTTCAAGCGGAAATCCGTTGCGATCCGCTTCAGAAGGTCAGAAGCCTTCAGCCCTTCTTCTGTATAGGTGTCCTTGTTTTTCAGATACCGCAACTGATCATAGGCCACAACATCAATGGTAGGGCTATTCGCTTTCCGGCTCTTGGTGAACACAAAGCCATAGAACATGGTGGTTCCATCTACGGTGAACTTCACCGGGTTCCCTTTTTGGAAGTTCAAAACCCCGTCCTTGATCACCGTGAATTCCAGCTTGCCGGGGGTGCCTTTCCGCTCCAATGTCAGTGAAACCCCTTCTTCAACTACCGGATAATAGATGGTTGAACCATTCTGAATCAGAAGTTCAATGGACAAGCGGAATCACCCCTTTCAGGAAGGCAAAGTAAGAACCTGACCGGCATAGATCAGGTTCGGGTTTGTGATCTTATCTTTGTTCAGGTTATAGATTTCATTGTAGCGGGAACCATCCCCCAAATACTTCTTGGCGATATTCCAAAGGCAATCCCCGCTTTTCACCGTGTAGGTTGTCTGCTGGGGCGCTTGGCTGGTTTCCCGCTGGGGTTGCTCCACAGTGGCCGTGGGGGTGCTTTCCTGCGTGGTGGCGGGTTGCACCTTTACCGTCTTTGTCCCATAATGCCTATATTGCTTCAGGCTGACAGTAACCGTAATGTCAAAGCCTTCTTCCGCATCATCGGTGATTTGGTAATCCTCCATGCCCACCGTCAGATTGGTATAGAATAGCCGCCTTCCGGTGGGCATTGACCGGTTCAGAATCCATTGAAACGGTTGCTTGGAAGTTTTCAGCCGCTCGAACAGGGACAAATAATAATTGGCGGATTGCGCCCCTCCATTGGTGAAGGGATAGGAAACTTGGGGAAGAAGCAAATCAAAACTAACATCAGTCAGCCCCGCTTCTTTCAGAATATTGATTTCTTCACCGTTGATCAGGGTCAGGGTTTCATTCTGGTTGTTGATCTTCACCTTGACTTTGGAAGGGGTGATGGGCATAAGCACACCATCCAAATACATTGTGTATGCCATTACTCATGCACCCCTTCTTCAGAAACATCAAGTTTGGTGGCAAAATCATTGGCCCAAGCGTCCATGATCCCATCCAAATCAGTGTCTTGGCTGATATAGTTGGTGTTCTGCTGTTCAACCCTGATTTCAGCGGTGGTGAACCGGTTGATTGCTTCCCGCTCGGCAATATCCCGCATATAGGCCAAATCTTCTTCAGCAATATCAAGGGCATCACTCATAGCGGCGGTATTTCCTGCCGTGTCGCCGGTGTTTCCATAGATACCATCAAGGGTGTTGCCAAGGCCGTAAGCGTCCAGCGCATCGGCTCCCAAGCTGTCCATTGCGGAAAAGTCAAACAAGCCGCCCACGGTATCTTCCACGCCTTGGCCGAACTCATAGCCCATATCAAAGGCGGCTCCATACTCGAAGCGCCCCAATTTCAGATCATCGGCGTTCAGCTTTTCCATGACTTCTTCACCCTTGCCGAAGGTGGAATCCACCCAACCGCCCAAGCTGTCACGCCAGCCTTGGACGGAACCGGCAAGGTTAGAACCGAAGATGGTATCAATGGCCGAAGCCAAAGCCTGAAGGACGGACAGAACCGTGTCCGCCAAATCGAAAAACAGACGGGCCACAGCCGCAACCGGATCATTGAACACATTCCCGATGAAGTTTGCAACCGTAGCCACAAGGTTATAGATCATCACGAACACATCTACAACCAAGTTCCACAGGGCCACAAAGATGTTCCCGATGAAGGCCAGCGCCGCCATAAATGCGCCACAGATCAGGCCGGTTGCGGAAACGCTGGTTCCGGCAAAGTGGTTGACCGCCGCCACAGCCGCATAGAACAGTGCTACAAGGGCAATGATCAGAATGATGATCCACACCAAGGGACAAGCATACATGGCCGCATTCAGGCCGTATTGGGCCGTTACTTGCGCCCAAGTCGCACCAGTAACCAACATGGTTGCCGCCGCCATAATGCCCTTGGCAACGGCCACAGCTCCGGAAACAGCCGCCGAAGCCAATTCAGCGCCCCTTACCAGAAGCAACCGCCCATAGTACACGCCAAGGGCGGCGGCGACACCAAGGATGATGGGGGACAGCCAAGACCAGTTATCAACCACCACGGAAGCAACATTGATCAGCAAGTCAAGAATCACAGTTGCCACAGAAGCAACCCCGGCCAGTCCGTTGATGATCCCATCGGTAACTTTGGTAAACTGTTCACTGTTGGCAATCTGATTGATCTTTGTCAGAATAGGGTTGAAAATAGACAGGGCCTTATTTTGCATGGAAGTCCAAATTTGCGCCCAAGTCTTGGGCATACTCTCAAACTTGGCGTTGGTTTCATCAGCCGCCGCAAACATGGCATTTTTCACCACTTCAGCGGTGATCAACCCCTGTTCCGCATAAGACTTGATAGAACCTTCCGCAATGCCCATATAACTTTCAATGGCTCTTGCAATTCCGGGGGCATTTTCCAAAATGGAATTCAGTTCTTCACCACGCAACGCACCAGCGGCCATAGCTTGGGTAAGCTGAAGCATTGCGGCGGCTTGGCCTTGGGCAGAAGCACCGCCAATCACGAATTGCTTATTGATTTGCTCCATGAAGGCAATGATTTCATCCGTGTTGGCGAAAGCGGCCCCGGCATTGGAGCCCAAACTTGCAATGGCCGAAGCGGTGTCAAAATATGCGGATCGGGAACGCTGGGCGGAAGCCATAATCTTCTTTTCCAGTTCGGAAACCGAACCGCCATCATCCACAATCAGGTTCAACCTTGCCCGTGTGCTTGCCAGATCATCAGAAATTCCAATGATTTTCTTTGCCGCCGCCAATCCGCCAACCGTGGCCGCAATGCCCTTTAGTTTGCTCCAAAGGCCATCAGCGGCGGTGGTGCCATCCCTGATCCGCCGATTGAAGCGGTCTTGCTGGTTGCCAGCGTCCCGGATATTCTGTTCAATGGAATCGAAGGCGGCCCCGGCTCTTGCCAGTTCTTCACGGGCTTCTTGGATGGACGAAACATCAACCGAATTCCCGGAAGCCCGTTGCATGGCTTCAAAGCTGTTCAACACAATGTTCATGGCCTTGTGCATGGCCTGAAGGGGCGCTGTCACGCCATCATACAGGGCAATAGCGGTTCTGATAGTTGCCAATGGGGTTCACCTTCTTTCCATAGGAAAACCGGGGCCAGCAGTTATTTTTTCCTGCGGCCCCGGCGCTGTTTCCGTTCAATTTCTTTCTGTTTCTTCTTTTCCCGCTCAACCCGAATATCAATAGCGGCAATAATAAAAGCCCGTTCTTGCCGGTCAAGGTTGAAAAATTGGGAAGGTGTCAAATGCAGTTCGTGAAGGCAATAGTAAGCGATATTCGCTTCACTATCACCTTCTTCAATTAGTTTTTTGCCTCGTCCACCTCGTCCTGAAGGGTGGTTTCAAACCCGCAAACCTCCTGAACCTTTTGCAGATAGTCCGCATACTCGCCGGGGGTCAGCATGGTTTTCAGAAGGGCTTCAGCGCCCATAACCTTGTAGCTGTCCTGAAGTTCCTTGTTGTTCAAGTCGGGGAACACCGTACAGGCCACAGCCAGCTTCCCAAGGTACATATCATAGTCAGTTTCTTTCTGATACTGGTTCTTCTTACCGGGAACAGGAACCCGCTTGGCACAGGCTTTCCGAAGGGCTTCATCCTCGGTGCCGGTGATAGCCTGAATCTCCCATTCCATAGGCTTCTTGGTGTTTTCATCCACAAACCGCTTGGAAGGGACAAACTTCACATTCTCAACCTTCAGGGCGTTTTTCGCCAGAAAAGCAGTAAGGCTCATTGATAAAATCCTCCTATTTTGAAATTGAAAAAAGAAAAAACCCGCCCACATTTACAAAATGGGGCGGGTTTTGACAGTGTTACTCCATTCCCGCCAGCATGGTGAAGGCTTCCGGCATCTCGAAGTCCTCAAAGGTGAAGTCCATATCTTCATCCAAGTATTCTGCATCAGCATCAAACTTGGCAAGAATACCGCCATCAATATTGCAATCCTTCAGGATCACGGTTTGACGGCCCACGGAAGAAGTGGGATCTTCATTGGTCACTTGAATGTCAAAATAGACATCCTCGCCGGTGTCCTTGTACTGCTTCATCATCTGCCGGAAGATGGAAGTGTTATAGTGGAAGGTTGCGGAACCCGTACCACTCCAACCGGTGGATTTATTGCCTTTACCGGTCTTGCCCAAAATGGGGATTTCCGTCTTGTTCTTCTCGAAGTTGGCTTCAAGGTTGATAGCCTGCATGAAGTTATAACGGTTGTCCCCAATGGTCACAAAGCATTCAGCCAAAGAAGCGGAAATAGCGTCTTTGGCGTGCATTACAGTTGCCATTGTCTACACCCCTTTCTTACTGAACATAGACGGTCATGTAAAGCTGGGCCATAGCGTTGACCGGGGTAACATAGTCCGTCACCACAACGGCCTTCTTGGTATCGCCTTGGGCAACCGTCACATTGTCCGGGTTGAAATCCTCAATGGCTCTGATATTCTGAAGTTCTTGGTGGTGCTTCACAATATCGTTCCACAGGCTAATCCGCCCGGAAGCATCGTTGGGAACCTTGCCAATGTACTTGGTGCCGAACAGAACCGCAATATCATTGGCAATCTGATCCAAAACCCGGATGGTTTGGTTGCTGGAAAAGTCAGCGGATTTTTCATCCGTCACGGAAACAAAGGTGTTAATATCCTCCAACACCCTGACTTCATCATCAACCAAGTGGAACATGAAGGAACCTTCCAGAATACCGTTTTCCAGTTCGGTTTGCGTGTAGTCGGTATCAACTTCATATTCGCCATCATAGGTCATATTGGTGGCAGACTTGTTCACAGCGGTTCCAGCAACCACACCGGTTGCCCAAGGAATCAGGGCGGCGCTTTCGGTATTACCAACAATACCGTTCTTCACGCTCACCACGCCTTCAAAGTCCGCCAGATTGCGGAAAGTAACCACCTGAAACTTCTTGCCCACTTCATCCCGAAGGCGCTTGCAGTAGGACACGAACAGATCAGCCAAGGTGGATTTGGTGGCCGGGCAACCCATAGCGTTGAAGGTATAGGCTTCCATCTTATCCAAATAGGTCTGATAGGTGGAATCTTCCACAGTGCCGTTGGCTCCATTGGTCAAGGGCGTGGTGGCAGTCAGGGCAATGGTAG